GTTATATTAAGATTTGAAAGAGTGTATTCGGCGGCAGCATTGTTATAAAATGCGACAACTCCACCCGCCCCCGCGTTTTGGTCAACTAAGATGTCCTGCGAAAAATTACCTGCACCTAATGACAGACCGCTAAAAGTAGAGTCTACATTGTTACCGCCTGCCCCTGCACCATCCCGGCAAATCATAATTGGATTTTGACCAGTATTGAGTGAAATTGTGCCAGTTACTCTGTATAACTTTCCAGCCTCCCAATCTATTTCAGTATCAGTAGCTGCTTTCTGTGTACCTGCCCCCCATATGACGTGAAAGCCCGTACTTGATTCACCGTCAAAGGTTGCATATCCAGACACTCCGTCATTAACAAGCGTTGACGCATTCAAAGCAGTCTGACTCGCCCCAATATACTTCGCAGGAGTAGCCCCGCCGTTGATTATGGCCTTGTCGGTGGGGTCTGTGTTGTCGAGATTAAGATTAAAATGCCTTTGTGATACCATTTCACCACCAAACCACTCGCCAGTTGCATCAGCATTCGTTCCGATATATTTAGTAGTTGTTGGGGCGATAGCACCATTATTAGCAACTGGATTTTGTTGTTCTGTATATGTTACCTCGCTACCGTCAACAAATAATTTTAATCCGGTTGCAGAATCACGATCAACAGTAAATGCAAAAACATGAAACTTATCATCCGTAATGTCTGCGGTACCATAAGCATAAGTTCTTGTTGTATTTTGAAAAAAATCACCAAGTATTTGACCCGTTCCTATTACAACAAATGAAACACCGTCACCGTTACCACCATCATAGACACGGTATAAATTTTCATTGCCACCACCGGCCTTTGGATCAATCTTTGCTACTGATACAATACTAAAATCACCAGTTCCTGGATCAAGATTTGTTGATGTTCCAAGAGTTATATAATCATCTGTTCTGTCAAACCAATAGCTCGGCCCTTTGGCAATCTGGTCGATTGCGCCTTGGTTGTTTAGAATATAATTACCACTAATATCCATATCGCCATTCGCAGCAAATCTTGCTCTTTCTGTTAATGCTCCTCCACCACCGGGATGTGTTTTGATTACTACTGCTCCACCAATATCACTGGCGGCTGGACTTGCATCATCTACCTCAGCTATAATTTCAGCTGATACCGTGCCCATAGCGGTACCATCATCAGGGCAAAATATCACTCCGCCTATTTCATCGTCATCCTGAACGACTGTATGGCTTCCTATTGTAGCATGACGACTTTTCCCAAGCATGAGATGTGCACCATGTGCATCCGCACTGTATCTTGCTATACCTATTGAAGCATCTCCTCCATTTTCATGAACCTGAAGTTTTGCTCCTATGCTATCTATAGTAACACTAATCGTATGACCGATAAGTAATCTCTGATTAGCGTCAAATCTTCCAGCCTCCGCGTTATCACCTGATTTAAAAGCTAAAATACCTGCGGCAATAGCGGTGCCTATTTGCATAAGTGTACTACTATACTGCCAATTGATAAATGAACCTGATTCATCGGCAGGGGTTCCAAAATATAATTGACTTGAATATGCGTCAGGAGTTAAAATAGATATTCCACCAGCACCGTCCCTCTCGACGACAAAATCATTGGCTGCTGCTGATGCTGTTACTGCTCCAGCCGATGCTGTATGAACATGGAAAGTGCCATCTGGTGCTACATTTCCAATCACTACTCGGCAATCTTGAAATTGTAAATTATCTGTTGCTTCATCATTAAATACTACGCGACCTGCGGCTGCTCCAAGACCAATCCAAGCTTCATCTCCCATTACTATATTAGCACCACCAACACTAATACCTAATATTAACCACCTACCATCCCCACCATAAATAGCACCAGATGATAGATCAGGTTTTATGATATCAGGAGAAGATTCAGCAGCACCGCTATCGTCATCGTACCAATAAAATGTAACCGTACTTGCGCTAGTATCCCTTACAGCGGCAACATCTAAATCGGTTAATCCAGCAGCATCTATTCCATCTAGATCAGAAGAAGTGCCACCTATAAATCCTGTCTTTTCATATATTCGCTTTTTAGCCATTATATCTCCTGTATTTCAACCCAAACTTGGATATCATCCGGACCACCGCTAACCACTTTTGCTTCTGCTTCAATTCTTGTATCTGTATTGAATATAAATTCGGTTCCTGAAGGGGCTGCTCCTGCTTCTCTTTTATTACCATCAAAGAAAATATCATCGTAATATACTGTCCCATTATCCCCGGTAAACCTTACTCTTGACTGTTGAGATACATCTGGTTTAAAATGAACCCCAACTATTCTGAATGGATTGTCGATAGCATTTGCCGCTACAATATCAGCAAGACTTCCCCACGTATCTCCGGCAACAGCGGAGGAAACGGTGATGCCCGTAAAATCATCCGGGTAAATACGGATTGGGAAATTACCGTGAAGATTTGACCAGGACGAATCACCGACCTCATCATCTACATTTCTTGTATTATCGTGAAAGTTAACATGGTCAAAATGTTGTTCACTGCCGGAATCAATATCAATCCCTAAAGCAGAATCACCAATATCAATATCATGAAAAGTATTGTAATCGCTATCACCATCGGCACCACTTATATGAATCCCGACCAAACACTTATGCATATGGATATGCTTAAATTCATTTACTTTTGAATCCTCAATATGGAGAGCCTTGGTATGAGTAACATGGCCTTGGAATTGTACGTCTTCCATTATTGCACCACGGGTTGTAGCTGCTGTTCCATCTATATGAATAGAAGTAGCCGCACCCGTTAATCCTTCAGAATTAAATCCGCAATGTCTTACCCGGGAACCGATATTTGTAAATTTAATCCCATTAAGCGATCCCTTATGTTGGAAGATCGCCAAATCCTTCAACGATACTTTGCCGGAAAAATTCATTACAGATGTAGCAGTTGCGTGACCATTTTGTATTGGCACCCAAATCCTATGAGTGCCCCTTATTTCATAGTTTCCTGTCCATGTAGGATCGCCTGTCCGGTTTATGTCATAGCTTGTAGCATGAGGAGCAATAAGTATTAGGGTACAATCATTAGCATCTGTACTTGCGGCATCCAATGCACCTTCAACAGTAGTATAAGCGGAATCCCATGAAGACCCATCCGTATCATCGCCATCAGGACTCACATATAGTATATCGGTTATAGCCCTGCCAGCAACGCTCGATGAGATACCACCAGTATCGTCTTTTATTAAATCTAATTCTCCCGATATTGAATCCAATACTCCCGGTATTACTTCAATTCCCATTACGACACCTCGCTTCCAAAGGCACTGAATACTACATTTGTATCAGATGAATAGACTATAATTACATCAGCAGCATCCATCATGATTCCATATCGGCTAAAGCCAATCGTAGTATTAGCACCAATTGCAACATCATATGCTATATAATCTTTATTGTTTATTGCACTGCCATCAGTTACCGCTATTCTAAATGTTTTAGCAGCAGCAGCTATATTGCAAACGTTTATAAGCGAAATAGCAGCCATAGTGCTAGGAGGACAAGTATACAGGTCTTGATTTGCTGCTGATCCAATAACAGCGCCAAGTCTTTTTATTACTTCTCCCATTTAATCCACCGTCACCTTTATCTTCATCTGATCCCGCATGTCTGGATATTTTTTTATAATCATTCTAACGGTCAAGCCTGTCTCATCTTCAAAATCTTTTACTGATTCATATATAATATTCTCCAGGATAGCTCTGTGCTCATCCATGATCTGTTTTACATTCTTTTTCTTTTTCTTTTTAATAACCATTGATCCTCCTATACTAATGCTGCTACGAACCTTCCTGTTGATAATGGAATAGACAGGTTATCGTCAGTATTACCAGTAAGAACATTGCCATTCCCGCTACCACCGATTTGATTTGGGATTTGAGTATATACAAAATGGTTGTTTGTTATTGTAGTATCGTAAGCCAAACTAAGCCATATTCCTCTATCATAGTCTCCAGTGTTTACCATATTAATAGTGTTGTTGCTAATAGTGCAATCCTGCGTACCTGACATGTAAATACCTTCATGCTTGTACCCATAATTATCATCGTGATCTATGGTTATTGTATTCGAATCAATAGTGTTATCATTCGATGTATGGCCGGACATACCAATTCCATCTGATTCTGCTTCAGATTCCATAGTAATGTTGATGGTATTCCCAGAAATTATAGATCCGTCACAGATACTCATAGTGATGCCTGCAGCCCATGATGAATGTCCTGTGCGTGTATTTGAAATATTTATCGTATTATTTATTATTTTCAAAAAACTGGATACTGCGTTGATTCCTTTTATCCCGTTATCGACTAGTGCATCGTTTACGCTAGTTATTGTACAATTCGATATCTCAATACTATCAGCTTGAGCTGGAATATCTATAGCTGTTGCAAGATATTCTGTCATTTTACATCCTAATATAGACACTAAACTGACATCGAACCCATAAATAGCAGTTTCTGTTTGTCCTATAAATTTATTATCTCCTGTGAATTTAATATTTTCACAATGACTAAAAAACACACCATATTTACCACCAGTGAATTTGCACGAGCTGAAATGGATATCGCCAGTACCATAATTAGCATAAGTACCCCAATCGCCAGATCCCTCATAAGTACCATCGTCTATTAAATCAAAAGTCACATTGGATATAGTCACATCGCAAGTAGAATCAGGAGCAGTATCTCCATATACATACATCAAGTAAGAAAAAGCAGCAACATTCTGACTATCAATTGTGAAATTGCTAAAACTATACACTTTCGTCAGATTATGTAGAATGAACGCACTTTCTCCAGCATTATTCTCTATTATGACCCCGCCTTGGCTTTCTCCGACTATATTTATATTCCTATCGATAAGACGTACTGGCGATGTAAGTGTATATGTTCCGTCTAGCAATTTAATTCCGCTATGGTTAGTTTCAGCTAAAGCATTTATTGCTTCCTGTATAGATGTGAATTGTCCTTCATTCTCATTAGGACTGACTATTAAATAAGGATCACCCCACACATCATATACTGCTCTACCAAGATCTCCATCTGTTTGTGGGCCTGATGTAGAAGGTGTCCAGTATTTCGTAGTAGTATCTGTGTTTACAGTTATAACTGATGGATCTGGAGCGAAATCTGCCCAATCAAGAAGTGTTTCAGCATATTTAGATGCTACAAATGTTATAGACCCATCTCTTGAGAAAAAAATAGAATCGATTACTGTATTATATGTTCCTCCATAGTTAGCAGCATCTATTTTTATGACATCATCAGGGTTAAGATAAGACAAGCTTGTTTTACCTTGGAACCCAATCTCTGCTTCTTTAGGCAAGACTCTTTGGAAATGCATAGTACCAAGTTTCTGAATAGATACGCTATTCCATACAAATGGTAAATGTATCTTTTCATCTGACACTGTTGTTTTCGCACCTCCATTAGTAACAGGAACTAATATCTCAAGAAATCGATCTTGTGGCTTATCCTCTTGCTGCCAAGTGACATATCCGCTATCGCTGTATTTAGATTCAAGAACATCTGTGTAACTAAAAGATCCTTGACCAGGAGAAGCAATTCCTGAATCACTTGTACTCCTTATAATAAAAGAGCTGTCTATCGTTTCTTGAAAATCAGCATCTAGGACGTGTAACTCAATCTGTTCATCCACCAAAAGATAGCTATGGCACATAGTAAGTAACATAGATAACAATTTAGCCCTATCCCATTTATACCAAAGTCCACCATTCCATGTCAATGACCAACTAGCATAGACGAGTTCCGCTGTCTCAAACGAAGATGCAACTTCAGTTGGAGAGTCTATATCTATTTTCTCAGCAGGGATACCCATATCCATAAGAATATATGCTATCACTCTTGCTGGATTAGTCATAGAAGAAGTTCTATCGTTGCTGAATTTAGTAGGCATATCTAACACAGCGTTAGTTAAACCCCAATAACCAGGGGAATCTACTGTAGCACTCGATAAATCATTTTTAGCTATCATAGGAACAAACATGCTCCAGTCTGTTCCATCGCCGTCAGTTTTCGTTACAGGAGTGAAACTGTATGATCCGCTAGTCCATATAGTAGGCAAACCACCCCATTCAAAAGGTGATTGTACTTCATCTACTGTATATGTTATCGTCTCACCAGCCCCACCTGTATTAGTTGGCTCTCCTAATAAATAATATCTTACTCCATGTGTTATATTTGCAGCAACAACATTAGTTTCATTAGCAGCAGTCCAAGCATCTATTTTAACTTCCACCGTACTTGTATCAGGAACCCTAAGAACTGTATACGTGCCATTTATGTCAGCGCTTGCAAACCCTGTTACTGTTATTTCATATCCGACTAGGACATCTCCAAATTTAGCATCAGATGTAAATTGGCATCTAGTAGCGTGCTCTACTGATTTTACAGACGATAGACCAGTAACGCCATCTGTAACACTTACTGCTCCAGAAACATAATTAGTCCTTAACGGTATATAAGCTGTTCCAAATGTAACAGGTATACAAAGTGATTCATTTTTTGTAGCATAATCATCTGAAGGGAAAATATCATTTACCCTTCTTGTATTAGGATAATTACCTCTTAGATATTCTTGTGACCAATCTTCACAAGTAAGCGTTATAGTCTGATAAGCAGTAGAAGCAAGCTTTATCCTAAAATTCCACCAACGGATACCATTTGGTACACCAGAATCTGCCATACGATATGTGACTTTGACATTCCCACCTTTAAAATCTGAGAATGTAAGAGTATTATCTTTATTCGATATTGTAATAGTCATATCGCTTGGAGCGTGTATGCCTGATTCAGATTTATTCTTTTGTAAAGTTATACCTGAGAAGTCTATTATCTTAAATGTCCAAGCCCTATTCTCTTCAAATTCTCCAGCTAAATACTCTGCGTATTCTACATCATCTTCTTCACCTATAACAAGACCTACGCCATAATCAGCAATATCTTTTGTTGACCAAAAATAGGTCTCATCGTTCTTATCTGTTACTTCGAATAGCCAATCAATGTTTTTAGCATCTAAGTCTATCAGAGTCTGCTGTCGCGTCGTTAAAGTTATTGGCATTATGGATCCGTTATAAACCCTATTGCTTTAAGTCTTAATTGTTTTATCCCATAAAACGTACCGACAGATAATTGCCTTTGCATATCGGATGTAAATTTAACAACATATGTATGGCTATCTGTTGGGTGCGTCCATTTAAAAGAATTAGCAAGACCGTTCGCTTTTGCTGTATCTCCCCACATGTCGAGTATCGTACCAGAGTCGGATTCACTAACTAGCGACCACTGTAAATCAAAATAAGCTTGTATGCTGTTTCCGTCTAAAGTTATGACTTCTTCCGATTCATCGTCCGCTACATGTACAATCTGATTCCTTCTCATCGTCTCTACAAGGACTTTTTGAGGAGTAACAGCCAGCGTTGTAGCTGAATAATCTGGAACAGCTACTGACAAATAATCGTATATTTCTTTAGCAGCCATTACTGTATACTCCTTACAGTGTTTATGAATCCTTGATCATTTTTGCCTATTCTAGCGACAGCTCTCGTTATGACTCTTCCATCGAGATAAATAGGCACTTCTATCGTTCCTATCCCATCTCCAATATCAACAGGGACTTTACCATTTTTAAGAGGTATCACTGCTTCTTCTCCATGAAGTGTTGCTGGATAACCTGATAGTGGACCAGAAGCTATTCCACCATCAGCCATTTCTGGAGGATATTGCCATGATGTCCATACAGGAGCAGCAGTAGGAGAATCCCAATATTCAGCCCCATCAGCAGCATTCTTTTTTGGGACATACCAATGCCCAAAATAATTTATTGGATTTATTCCCATATTGGCCGTGTAAACATCCTCACCTGTAGGCTTGTATGTATACATCGTATCGCTTACTCTTGTGAAGAAATCTTGCCACCTAGGCTGATTCGATTCATAAGTAGAAGGAGTCAAGGCTGAAACTGCTGTTCCAACATTAGCTCCTGTGAATGATATACCAAGAGATGAAGCAAGCCCACCAAAAAATCCTTCGACATCTGTAGCAGCAGTCAAAGCGTTGCTTGAAAACATCTGCAAAGCAGTAGTTATATCTGAGAACGGTGTCTCAGTGCCTTTTATTCCACCAGTAAGACCTTCTTCACCAACGGCAGTATCAGCACCTTCTGCTTTCTTCTTAAGGTCATCAGCGCTCCACCCAAGATCTCCAAGAGCTTTCTGTAGCAGATCAAGATCTTCTGCTGTATCGCCAAAGCCTAGCATTGCTAGGATAGACTTACCTTCCCAATCTCCAGAAAGTTCACCTGCTTCTCCCATAACTTTATCGAATATATTCTGATAACCTATTCCACCAGTGAACATCTTATGGAACTCAAGATAATCTTTTGCAAAAGATAAAAATCCGTTTATCTCAGATTCATCAGTTTGAGCTAAATCAAGTAATTCATTATATTTAGTTCCGTACATGCCAGCTGATTGTACAGTATTAAGATCTCCAAACATCATATTTGAGATCCACTCGTCTATAGAATTAGCACCAACAGCATAATCAGCTGAAGCCTGATCGTTAACCTTTCTTTTCGCTTCATACTCCTTTTGCATCTCTTCAGCAAGATCGGCTGCTGTTTTAGCCATAAGTTCGAATGATGCCGTTATCTCATCGTTATGCTTCTCAATGCTTGCTTTCTGCAAATCCATAGCGGATTTCATTTCACTATATGAACCAAATGTTTGACCATTCCACTCATACCATCTTGTATTTGGGCCTACTGGTTCCCCTGTATAACGGCCTATGCCTGACCCAAGAGATGATTCCCCCCAAGCACCTCCAATATAACCTGACTGTTGCTCAGATGCTTCTTTCACTATAGCAGTTTGCTCATTAGCGAGATCAGCAGTTTTTTGAAGAATAGTGTTTTTAAAATCTATCATACGCTTTTCTCTTAAAGAATATGCTTCATCTTCTGTAAACCCTATCTTCAGCCATTTGTCTACTTCAGCGTCTAATATATCGCTATTTATATCAACTGTTTTATCATAATACTGATTCATCGTTATCATGCCGCCATCATAAAGTTCTTTATACAAATCAAGCAGCATACTTTTATTTCTTAGAAGTTCTTTTCTTAATGTTTCAGCTATCTTTATTTCTTTAGCTGCTTCCTTTTGAGCATTATTGGCCATCTCAGTATATACGCGGTCTTGCTCTATTTCTATGACATTATATACATCGGATATATCAAGACCTAAACTCTCATACAGAGTAAGCGTTTCTGTTGCCCATATATCAAGCTCAGCTAACTGTTTAGCGTATTTGCCTTCTTCAGTTTTTATTGATTTGAGCGCATACTTAGCCATTGCCTTGTCTACTTTTTTAAGAGAAGTCTCAGTCGATTTCTGTTTTTTCTTCCATTCGCTTTCATCTCTTCGCATAGCAGCTTTAGCAATAGCTTTTGTTTTATCATTAAATGCTAGAGCATCTGCATATTTATCTTTCAGAAACTCTTTGTACTCAAATAGCTTTACTGCATAATCAACTGTTGCATCGCCTCTCATACCAGTTATCCAATTTTCTCCTGCAGCATCAGCAGCAGCTTGTGCTTCTCTATTCGATATATTATCTGCCCATTTTTCAAGCTTAGCAGCATCAGCGTCTTTCCAACCAGCTATTCTTGCCTCATTAGCATCTTTTTGTGCTTTAGCAAGATCATTGAATGTTTTTGTTTCTCTTTCAATAGCATCGGCTCTATCGTTTATGACTTTCAAATCATCTGAAAATAATGTATACTTGGCGATATCGAAATAACCTATACGCCCTTTTCCTGCCGCCTCCCAAGCATTGCCTAATCTACTAAGAGCTTCAATGATAAGAGTTATGCCTATAAGAACTGGTGCCTTAGAAACAAACTTAAGTGCTACACCCAAAGCTGTTGTTGATAGAGCAACAAGCCCTATTGCCTTAGCTGTTCTGAAAAGACCAGCTACACTTCCGAACATGAAATACACTATACCTGCTGTTACAGCGCTAGCTGGTATATGCTCCGTTATATCTCCGACTAAACCGCCGAATACTCTGCTTAATAACTTAACAGGTAATAAAAGTGCTCTAATAGCATCGGCAGCTTCTGTTGATCCTTCAACTACAAAATCCACAAAGCTAACAAATGACTCTTTGCTTTCTCTGAAAAAATCCATAGTGCTGAGAAGAAATTCTTTTATTGAATCTTTATATTTCTCAAACACTTCAATTGATATATCAGCTATCACCGATTTAAGTCTCTTGAAAGCACCGTCAACGTTGTCCTGCATGATAAGCGCTGCTTTACCAGCCTCACCTGTAGAGTTATAAGCAGCGTCTCTTAATTCTTCATACTTATCGATATTCTCTTTGAGAATAAGAATATTCTTAAGAGCAATGAGGCCATAATCTTTAGTTGCTGCTGCTACCATTCTTTCAGAAGCTGCTGTAGCGCCAATACTTTTGGTAAGTGCTATTTCTTGTTCATTGTACTTTTTCAGCACGTCTATGAGATCAGTGCCAATACCCATACTGAGTCTTTTCGCTGCTCTCTGCGTTCTCACAAATGATTGCTGTAACCCTCTACCAGCCACACCGGCTTTAACGCCTGATTGAGACAAAGTACCTATCATGGCCGATACTTGTTCTATCTCATACCCAAGAGCCTTTGCTACAGGAGCAGCAAACTTCATAGCCTGACCAAGAGCTTCAATGTTGGTATTCGATCTTGTAATCGTAGCGACGAATACATCGTTGACTCTTCCTAATTCA